GTTCTAATGATAGATACTGGTATGTAGATGGTGCTCAAAGACAACAAAATTCCAACCTAAATGGAAGTTATGATTCTGTAGGTTGGTCTAGTCCTAGTAATGAAGTTACATTTTTTGGATCACGAGGTAGTTCTTCTAATCGCGGACAATTTGTTGGAAGTGCTTATGGTATTCGTGTATTTGACTTTGCAATATCATCATCACAAGCAACGGCACTTTACAACGCGAAGGTATAATTAGTTCCTAAATACTTTCATACAGGTATAAGATAATCGATGTCCAGAATAAGAGCTGACCAACTTGTAAACAGAGTAGGATCTGGTGGACCTAAGTTTCCTAATGGTGTTGCCGATGGTTTCTCTGTTTCTGGTGTTGTAACTGCAACTTCTTTCAGAGGAGATGGTTCTCAACTAACTGGTATTGACGCCAGTTCTCTGAAGCATGGTAGTGATGTAAAAGTTCAGGCGCACTCCACTGGTGCTACTGTTACTGGAGATATTTCAGCAACTAATGCTACCTTCAGTGGTAACTTAACTGTAAATGGAACTACAACTACTATTGATACTGCTGTTACTTCAGTAGATAGTTTGGCGGTTGATGGTAGCGTTGCTATCGGAACTGATTCACCATCTGCATCACATAATTTAACTGTAAGAGGTAGTAATGATACTACATTTACTAATAACCCATCTAACATATTTGTAGCTGGTATTAATACATCGGGTTCAGGTAATTCGGGTGCTGGTATAAACTTCGGAGGAAGATATAGAGATGATAATGGAAACACAACGGCATTTGCGGTTGTTAGTGGTATCAAAGAGAATACAACACATAATAACTGGGCAGGAGCTCTAACTTTTGCAACTAGAACACATGGTAATGCTGGTGGTAATCAAGAGAGACTTCGTATAGATTCTGGTGGGCGTTTGCTTCTGGGCACCACGGATGCAGGAAGTAATGGAACTGCTGATGATTTAGTTGTTGCAAACAATGGTTCTGCTAGTGATCAAGCAGGAATTACAATTCGTGGTGGCACTTCTGGTCGCTCACAGATTTTCTTTTCTGATGGAACGAGTGGGCAGGATGAGTATCGTGGAATGCTTAGATATGATCATTCTGATAACTCAATGCAATTCCGCACAAATGCGACAGAAAGACTTCGTATAGACACAAGTGGTCATATTCTTCCAGGGGGAGATAATACACAAGACCTTGGATCTTCAGCAAAGCGTTTCGCTAACATTTATACTGGTGACCTTAATCTTTCCAATGAAGGTTCTGCTAATGATGTAGATGGAACTTGGGGACAATATACAATTCAAGAGGGTGAGGATGATTTATTCCTAATAAATAGGAGAACGGGTAAAAAATATAAGTTCAATCTTACGGAGGTAAACTGATGTCACCAATTATTGTAGGCGGTAGAACACTTTTTGGTTCTTTATCTTCGCAACCAACAGGTATCACAACCGCTATTGGATCGGAGTATTATGATACAACTGCTGATGAAAAGAGAGTTTATTCATCGACTGGTTGGCAAAACGTTAGTACTTCCAGTGCTGCACCTGCTATTTCAACCATAGCTGATCTAACGTCGCAAGCATCTTGGACTGTCTGGCCAAATGGTGGTAACTATACTTCAAGTTACAACGACTCAAATTATTTTGGTTCGAGGAGTGAAGTCGCACATGGTAATGGAACTATAAGACACAATAGTTATGAATATGGAATCTATACAAAGTTTAATTGTAGAGACGATCATACTAAGACTGGAGTATTTCAACTCTACGATTTTAACAGTTCTGAAAGTAATTTTAATAGTTTTTATGGTGGCACAGATCCTGGAAACCTTTGGGGTATGGGTGTAGCATGGAATCAGACAGCTACTGATATGTATCAAACCAATTCCATTTATGCTAGATCTGATTTATCTTCTGGAAATGGTGCATACTTTGTCACTGGTGGAACGGGAAATAGAACTTGGAGTTTCCATGATGGTGGTGCAAACAGTAATGCAAACGGGCAGTCTTCAACAAACAGAGAGACAACAAAGACAGTAAACTGGCAATGGGGATCTAATGTTGCCGAAAGAAGATTGACTTACATAGTCTATGGATCTGGTAGTGCTAACCATGCAGGAAAAGTAAGATTGTTCAGAGGTGAGAACTTAGTTCATGAATTTACATCAAGTCCTGGGTCAAGCCATAGTAATGTTTTTATGTATACCATGTATATGTATCCAAGCAACCAGCAACAGCTATGGGATAATATTGATATGAAGGCTAGATATGCAACATTTTCTGCAGCGACAAATATTAATATTTGAATTTGTGCTATAATTATTGAGTGTAACTAATTTGGTATGAAATTTTTAGTATATTCAAAAAACGGATGCCCATATTGCTATAAAGTGATGCAGGTATTGGAAATGACTGGTAAGCAGTTTGTTGAGTACAAACTAGGCAGAGACTTTACTGGACAAGAATTCTATGATAAGTTTGGTGAGGGTTCTACCTTCCCACAAGTTCTCTGCGATGATCGAAAGTTAGGAGGATGCGTTGACACCATTCAGTTTCTCAGAGAAGAGAAAGTTATCTGATCCAGATATAAATAAAATTAAGAACCGTGAAGTTAATCGCGGGGTTGATCTCATACTTAATGGAGGGAAGAAGCAGACACAACCATTTCATATTATATTTGAAAAGATGGTTTGCTTCTTCAAGAGGGAAGTAACTATCTACTTTGAATTTTCTTTGAAGTCAAGAAAAAAAGTTAGTTCCCAGAGGTAAAGAACAATGTTAGCAGTAAGTTTAGTCTTCGGTTCATTCTTGACCATCCTGTTTCTTGTAGTGGGACTAATTGGAGGTTGGACTGCTAGAGAATATATGATGAATTATCGGGAGGTACCTAGACCTCATCCCGAAATGTTTGACGGTAACGGGAACCTAATACCCGATGAAGTAATTGCATTTAATTTTGAAAACTATCATGACTACGACGAAGAAAGCGGCGACGACAACACCGAAACCTAAAAAAGCTGCCGCTAAACCGAAGGTCGCGAAAGCACCACAACCTATTCCCGACCTTCCAAATAATCCTTTTGTTTTTGAAATCTTTGAGGTTGTGGGAAAGCAACGTACAGTTGCTAGAAAAGTAGAGGCACTGAAGAAGTTTGAACATCCTTGCCTTAAAACCATTTTTATCTGGAATTTTGATGAGACTGTAGTTTCTATGCTTCCAGAGGGAGATGTTCCTTATGCAGCAATTGATGGAGAGACTGGATTCAAAGGAACTCTTTCTGAAAAAATTGAAGATGCCATTTCCAAGATGGAAGAACTTGGAACACACTCTCTTGGTGCAAATGATCAAGGAAAAACTACCCTCCGTAAGGAATATACAAAGTTCTATAATTTTGTAAAGGGTGGCAATCCTGGATTAAGTAATCTCCGTAGAGAAACAATGTTTATCAACATTCTTTCTGGTCTTCACCCCCTTGAGGCACAGATTGTTTGTTTGATTAAGGATAAAAAATTAGAAACAAAATACAAGATTAGCAAGGAACTTGTTTCCAAAGCATATCCTGATATCACTTGGGGGAACCGTTCTTGAGTAGTGCTAGCGTGAAAGTAATTCATCCCGATTGTGACGCATCTTTGTCGGAAGATAGAAACCTCCCATACACTGCATATTTGATTGAGTATGTGGAAGGTGATATAACTAAATTCGATATTGCCGTTGCTCCTAAACAAGTAGATATCTTTGATTACTACTACGACAAATATAAGAGTGGGTTTGTGAACATGACACAGACTGAAGGTAGAATGAATCCAAAACTGTGGGGAAATAAACCACCCCAAACCAAAAAGAAGAAGTGATTTCCCAGATCGGCGGAAAAAAATCCGGCAAAATTTTCACTTCTTAAAGATTTATAAAATTGTATCACATGTTACACAAGAACTTGCATAGATAGTGCATAGGAGTTATAATACTCTGGTACGTTCATCTCATGCTCAGTATCTTACTGGCATTGACCCTTGCCCATCATGATGACGGCAACCCTTATGGGTGGCACATGAGTTGTGAAAGGTTCTTACAGAGACGAGTAGAAATCCAAGCGGATCCCAATCTTGACCTTCGGTCGAAGTTGAGTCTGATAGGATATCTTAAGTCAAAAGTAGAAGGTCAATGCGGTGGAATATATACATGAGACGCAAGTAAGTCGCGGAACGGAGCGTTCATCCCATGTTAGAACTACTTTTATACTCTGGTATGTTATGTGCTGATGCTGATGCACTAGTGCTCAGAATCCAAGCAAACAGACCAGAACTATCACCTAAAATTGTGGTAGAACTGGTAGAGACCGTAAAGGAATCTGTGCCTGAGTGTAGTCACTACTGGGACGCAAACGACTGAAGGAACGGGGCGTAAATCCCATTCTTTTAGGAGACCTACTATGAACACCCTTACTCTCATCAAGAAGCAAATCGAGAAAGCAGCAGCACTGCACGACGCACAAATCGCTATGACTACCTATCGTGGTGTCAAGTATGAGTGTCAGCAGAGCGGTGAGGAGACTCACGGCACCTTCTGCTATCGTGGTCACACTTACACTAAGTGAGGCAATTATGCAAGCACTACAAGTAGCGACAATTTGTTCTATTTCAAGCGTTGCATTTCTTGGTTTACTTTACGGGGAACTCACACTTTTATATAAGAGGTGAGATATGCTGAAGATCAGTTTATATTATGATCTTCCAGCATATGACCCCCAAAAACACGATCCAGATAAAACATTCGCGTTTTTGACGTATCGTGGAGTACATTATGCTAAGAGGGTTAATTTAAAATCCCTTAGCATTCCAAGTTGGAAAGTATTCAAGAGAGGTTAAGAAACCTCTCTTTTTTTGTACTTATATTAAAAATTTACAATAGTATATTACGATACCAAAACATTACTAGATAACACAGAATTAAGGATTCCGCTTATGCTCTGAAATTCTATCTTTACTATGTTTTCTACGTTATTGTAAAAATTGCGTTGGAGGTGTGATGCACAATCTCATTTCTCGCAACCAATTAGCAGAATGGAAACATTTTGAGAGTACGATAGACCGATGTAATGACGAATTAGATCTGGTAAACGACTATTTTGACTGCCTAATTGAATGCGACGAAGACCAAGGTACATGTAAGCGAATCTGCAGAATTCTATTAGACGACGGGGGTTGATCACCCTCTTTTTTTTGTGCTATAATATCCGCAGTGTACACACTATTATGGACAAAGAACGATTGAAACTCATCGTCCGTAACTTGGAACTCTTGGTCGATGGATTGAAAGCAGAGGTGTATTCTGATCCGAGTGCTTACATTGATAAGCGAGAGAATTTCGACGATCCTCCACACTATCATGGCGACTACGACGAGGTGTTTAACGATGACGATGGGTATCCCGACTAAACGAGCTAGAGAATGTATGAAGTTGCTCCGCAGAATGCTGAAGCAAGAGCATCTTTATACAGAAGAAAAACTGATTGAGATGAAGAAACAACTGCGGGTCTTAGAAGAAGAACTTGCAGAACTGGAGAAAAAAGTATCTAAAGGATTTAAATGAGCGTAAAACTGATTAGTGTAACTCCCGATGCGGAGAAAATGATGGCATACGTGGCGCGTGTGTCAAATCCAAATAACCAGGAAAACCCCAACTACGCAAAACTGTTGGGTTACTGCATCAAGCATAATCACTGGTCTGTGTTTGAGCAGGCATTTATGACTCTGGAACTTGAAACTACCAGGGGGGTAGCAGCTCAAGTGCTCCGGCATCGTAGCTTCACATATCAAGAATTTTCGCAACGCTACGCTGATAGTTCAATGCTTGCGGACACGATTCCTCTTCCTGAACTTCGTCGTCAGGATACCAAGAATCGTCAGAATTCTATTGATGATATTGATCCTTTCGTCAAACAAGAGTTTGAAATCAAAATGAGAAAGCACTTTGACGAAGCAATGGTGCTTTATCAATCAATGCTTGATATGGGGATCGCAAAGGAGTGTTCGCGTTTTGTGCTTCCGCTCGCTACGCCCACAAGAATCTACATGTCCGGTTCATGTCGCTCATGGATTCATTATATTAATCTGAGGACTGCTAACGGCACTCAGAAAGAGCACATGGACCTTGCAGAAGGTTGTAAGAAAGTGTTTATTGAACAGTTTCCTACTTGTGCAGAAGCACTTGAGTGGGTCTAAATACAACATATTGAATTATTAACTATGGCTACATATCCAGTAAAACATAAGGAAACTGGTGAAACGAAAGACGTTGTTATGAGCGTTCATGACTGGGATCAGTGGAAAGAAGACAATCCTGACTGGGAAAGATATTACACTCCAGATAACACACCAGGTATTGGTGAGGTTGGAGAGTGGAAAGATAAACTCCGCAAAAAAAATCCTGGATGGAATGATGTGCTCGCTAAAGCACAAAAAGCACCTGGTTCAAATATAAAGAAGATTTAGTATGCCTAGAAGAAAAAGAGCATCTGCAGAGCAACCTATTGGGGTTGGACTCACGGCAAAGCAGATGAAGCGGAAGAAACCGCTCAGTCAAGAGTACTTGGTTGATATTGATCCACTATCTGATAATCAGAAACAGTTGTTTGATTCATACAATGAAGGCAAGCATATTGTTGCTTATGGTTGTGCAGGCACAGGAAAGACCTTTATCACTCTCTATAACGCTCTCAGAGACGTTTTGAGTGAAACTACTCCATACGAGCGTATCTACCTTGTACGCTCTCTGGTCGCCACTAGAGAGATTGGATTCCTTCCTGGTTCCCATGAAGATAAGGCAGACATTTACCAGATTCCATATAAGAATATGGTGAAGTACATGTTCCAGATGCCTAGTGATGCAGACTTTGAAATGTTGTATGGAAACCTGAAGTCTCAGGAATCTATCAAGTTTTGGTCAACTTCATTCTTGCGTGGAACAACTCTTGATAATGCTATTGTTATTGTGGATGAGTTTCAGAATCTGAACTTCCACGAACTTGATAGTATTATCACTCGTGTTGGTGAGAATACCAAGATCTGTTTCTGTGGTGATGCACGTCAGTCTGACTTACAGAAAGATAAAGAAAAGAATGGTATCATAGATTTTCTTAGCATCTTGCGTAAAATGGACTCATTTGATATAATTGAATTTGGTGTTGATGATATTGTTCGCTCTGGACTTGTCAAAGAATACATTATTGCAAAAATGGAATCAGGTTTTTAATGTTTAACCATGTTGATGTTGAATTACCCCGTCTCGATAGGGAAACCATCGATGGGGTAAGATATTATAAAGTCCCTGATGAAGAAGAACTTCTCCGACTGGTCTCCATTACTTCGGTGACCAGTCATTTTAATAAGGAGATCTTTGTCAAATGGCGCAAAAAAGTTGGAGATGAAGAAGCAGACCGCATTACAAAACGTGCTACAAGTCGTGGCACAGATATGCATACTCTTGTAGAACATCATCTCAAGAATGAAGACCTTCCTAAGGTTCGACCTATATCTGATTTCTTATTTAAGATTTCTAAAGAAAAACTGAATCTTATAAATAATATTTACGCCCTTGAAGGGTCTCTGTATAGCAAACAACTAGGTGTAGCGGGGACCGTAGATTGTATCGCTGAATATGACGGCGAGTTAGCTATAATCGACTTCAAAACTTCAGCCAAACCCAAACCAAGGGATTGGATTGACCACTATTTTGTACAGTGCATGGCATATGGTTGTATGCTGTACGAACTGACTGGCATATCAGTCAAAAAACTTGTGATTATTATGGCTTGCGAAAATGGAGAGTGCGTCGTCTATGAAGAACGAGACAAATCAAAGTACATCAAACTACTCACCGAGTACATTAGAAAGTTTGTTAGAGATAAATTGGAACTCTATGGAACCAAATAAAGAACTAGAAAAGGCAATTGAGAGTAAATTCTTGACACCTTCCAAATTTGCTTTGGAGATTGAGAAGATTGTTGTTGAGGAAAAACTCAATTATATTGATGCGATCGTACACTATTGCGAAATCAATGAACTTGAGGTAGACTCAGTAACCAAACTCGTTTCCAAACCTCTCAAAGAGAAACTGAAGTGGGACGCAACTCGTCTTAACTTTATGAAGCGAACTTCAAGAGCAAAACTTCCTTTATGATCGTGACACCCTTTGAAACTTATCAACATTATTTGTCACTAAAAAATCATTTTACAAATCCCAAATACGACTTCTTCAAATACGGAGCAAAAACCCGTGCTAGTCTGACCTCTTTCAATAAGAGGAAAGACAAGTACTGGTTCGAGAAGACCTCTCGGAAATACTCTGATGAAGAGGTCGTTGATTTTTTGGTATCTAATTTTTCTGCCGCTGATAACCCACAAAACCTATGGATTGGAGAAATTATCAATTCTGGCGAAAGGACTTACGCCGAATGGAAAAGAAGGAGACAGAGTTCGACTTACTTGTTCAAAGAACAAAGCAACGAGTTGTTCTCGGGGAACGAATTCTCGAAACTGTTCGATTGTTCCAAAGGCCATCCTATCCTTCTGAAAGAGTATCTAAGCGGGAGATTATCTCTAGAAAACTTCGTCATCTACGACAAAATCTTCCATTTTTCTAAAAACTTTGATAAGAAGTTGAGTGATCCCGTGTGGGAAACCGTCAGTTTGAAATTGAAAAAATATGGACCCTTCATAAATATTGATGTATTCAATTACAAAAAACTTCTAAGGTCAATAGTAAATGAGTGATTTTTTTGACTCCGAAATTATTCAGGAGGAACTAACTGAAATTAATAATCTCCAAGAGAAAATCTATGGTTCTCTCTTTGGTTTTGGTGTAATGTCCAAAGAAGAAAAACTGGAACATATTAATATCCTCACAGACTTGCTAGAAAAGCAAAGAGTGATGTATACTAGGTTGTCCCTTTCAGACGATCCCAAAGCGGTCGAAATGAAAGAGAACCTTCGTAAGTCAGTTGCAATGATGGGTTTCCCACCTGAGACTGACATGACTATGCTGTTCAGTAGTATGAATGCAACCATCGAGGCACTCAGAAAATACGTTGACGCCTGATGGATTCCCTGTTATACTATCCAAGCAAATCCAAACAATCCAACCTATCCGAGGTATCTAAATGTCTTTCGCAGACCTTAAAAAGCAATCCAAACTGGGCTCCCTGACTCAAAAACTGGTCAAGGAAGTCGAAAAAATGAACAACACTGGCGGTTCTTCTGATGAACGCCTTTGGAAACTGGAGTGTGATAAGAGCGGCAATGGTTATGCCGTTATCCGTTTCCTGCCTGCCCCTAATGGTGAAGATCTCCCCTTCGTGAAACTGTACTCCCACGCCTTCCAAGGTCCTGGTGGTTGGTACATTGAGAACTCCCTGACCACTCTGGGACAGAAAGACCCTGTGTCTGAGTACAACTCTCTGCTGTGGAACAACGGCACTGACGCAGGTAAAGATGCTGCCCGTAAGCAGAAGCGTAAACTGACTTACATCAGCAACATCTATGTTGTGAAAGATCCTGCTAACCCTCAGAACGAAGGTAAGGTCATGCTGTACAAGTATGGCAAGAAAATCTTCGACAAACTCACTGCTGCTATGCAACCTGAGTTTGAGGATGAGGAAGCAATCGATCCGTTCGACTTCTGGCAAGGTGCCAACTTCAAACTGAAAGCTAAGAACGTTGCAGGTTATCGTAACTACGATTCTTCTGAGTTCGCTGCCCAGAGCGCACTCTTGGACGACGATGACGCAATGGAAGCAATCTGGAAGAAAGAGAACTCTCTCGCTGAGTTCACTGCTCCCGATCAGTTCAAAGATTATGACGCACTGAAGAAGCGTCTTGATTATGTTCTGGGTAACAAGGGCACCCCTCGTTTCCAGGACCAAGAAACCGTTGAGGCAGAGGAAGAGTTCCGCGCTTCTAACCGTGGTACTGCACCCGCAGTGACTTCTACCCCTGGTGACTTCAACGCAGAGGATATCGTTGCCTCTAGTTCTTCTAATGATGACGACGATGCACTTTCCTACTTTGCAAAACTTGCTGAGGAGTGAAGTACAATCAGATATGCCTCACTTTACTAGTGGTGGCAGCATACTTTAATCTATTGTTCAAGTGAAATCTGATTATCACATTGATAGAGTAAATAAGAGTGACGCCGCAGATTTACTTCTGCGGTTTCATTATTTAAAGGATATATCCAAAACCTTTAAATCTGGTTATAATTACGGTTTATATAAAAACAACGAATTTTGTCCTCTGAACATCGGAGGCATCCAGGGAGTCTGTATCTTTACAGGTCTCCCTGTTCCAGAAATAGCAAAAGGCGCTTTCGGATTAGAAAGAAATGAGCAGCAAGGACTCTTTGAACTCTCAAGACTTTGTATCCACCCCGACACTCAGCAAGAAGAGTACAACATTACTTCTTGGTTCGTTAGTAGAGCGATTAAGCAACTTAGAAAGGATACAAAAGTCAGGGCGATCATTTCATATGCTGATAGCGAGCATCACGGTGGCACAATCTATCGCGCTTGTAATTTTAGGTACTGTGGTTTATCAGACCCAAAAAAAGACTTTTATTTTTCAGACGGCACCAAGCATTCCAGAGGAAAGATTGGAGATGCAGAGGGTGAATGGAGAGATAGGTCTCGCAAACATCGATATGTGATGGTTTTTGATAAGAGTCTAGAACTCTTATGGACCAACTAATCTTGTTCTTCCAGTATAGATTAGACTTGGACTGACGGTTACAGAACTATCTTCATAACTCATCAATGTTCTCATATTCTGTAAGAACAATTGGAGATACATTGGTTTCATTAATTTAATATCTCTCTTCAATTCATTTTTAAGAGTTTCATATTGATAGTTTGAAACTGCTGTTACTGGATTTATTTCTTGATTTACACCTCTATATTCCGTAGCACCATCACCACCGCCACCACCAATATCTGGATCACTGATATAAAACTTAGTTGATGAAGCATCAAAGGGAGTTTTAATTTTGAAATCAGAATCAACTATCTGTCCACCAGGTAAAATTAATCTTCCTCTATTGTCTTTTACTTCAATTGTTTCATGGTGATGTGTTGCATTTAAATTTGTCAGTCCATACTTTTCTTCACAGTAACGATATAGGTCATAGTTACTCAATGGCCATTCGTCTTTAATATTTGTAATTCCAGAAGTTAATACAACAACCCAATCAAATTCAGAAGAACCATACATAATCTCTGCAAGATTGTCTGGTCTTTGTCCATCAAGAATCGTGTAATCATTGAAGAAGTTTACACTATCTTCAATCCAATCTTGAATCTTTACTTTACGAAAAAG